CGTGCCAGATGTCGTCAGGCTGTTGCCGAGGAACAACAGGCGCATCTTGCGTGCTGTCTGTGCGCGCCAGGCAATCTTTTCTGTTTCACTGTTGCCCTCGTGCTCGTATGTCAGTTCCAGCACGATCTCGGGCGCGGTGCCCTTCACGGCGGAGAAGTACAACGATCCATCCATCGTGTAATACGCCAGCAGCCCGGTCTTGACCGTCATAGAACCTTTGCGGAGGATGCCCGATTTCAGCGTGCCGCCCAGCGTGCCGCCGACTGCGTCGATATACAACTTGCCCTTCGATGCCAGGATCTCTTCCACTGCCGGAAGCGTGGCGCCGCCTGAAAAGTTTTGCAGCGTGACCTGCTGGCCCTTGATGGTGGCAGAGACCATCATGGCCTTCTCTGCCTCGAAAGTCAGTTTGAAGTCAGTCACGTGGCAATAAGTGACCACTTCTTGCCCGGCGGTAATATCGTCGCCGCCTTCAATGCTGTACGTCTTGATGGTATTCTGCGACGTGACCGGGAAGGCATACGTGCGAACATAGGCCGAACCTGTCCCGTCCTGCACCGGCGTGGCCGTCTTGACGCCCATCTCCAGCAGGTGACAGAGCTGCTCATAGGTCGCTTCGGCGTCGCCGATGGTGATCTTGGCTTCCTTCTTGGGAATATAGGTGCGGTCCAACTCCGAGATATAGCCGATATCTTCCGTTGGATGCACGACGAGCAGCGCGTCCTCGATCACGGCCTTCTCACCGCGCCAGATGGTGGTCGCCGCTGCCAGCGTGCCGGATGTGGTCTCGCGGCCAAACTGGAGCTTGCGAAGTGACTTGGTTCCTGGATTGGTCATGGGTTTAACTCCTTTGGCCTCGCCGCCTTCTTGGGAGGCTTCGGCTTGTCTTCTATGAATTCATACAGCCCGCTGGCTTTCATCCATTCGATTTCCTCCGGCCGCAGCCGGGCAACTTCCTCATCTGTCAGATCCCGTGCCGGGATCATCGGGATAGAATCTCCGAAGCCCTTGTATCGAATTTTCAGTATCATAAGTTCACCAGGAATTTGCAATCCTGCATGACAAATCGGTAGCCGATGTACTGCACCCCGCCATACTCGATGGAAGGCAGGAATATCTTATGCACGCCGCTAAAGGTCTGGAACGTCGGTACTCCGAATTTGCCGCCGCCTTCGGTGATCTCGCCGATCATCGCCCGCGGGATGCTGTCCAAATAGCTATTGAGCGCGGCAATGTCACGCGGCAAGTCTTTGCGTTGCTTCAGCACATCCACGGCGATATTATCCAGTGTCTTGCGCGCCCCCATCGTGCCCACCACTGCCGAGCCCTCCAGCTCGAAGATGATCGCGAACGGGTCGGCGGGCGGGGTCTCGTTGGGCGTGGAAGTCGCCACGCGGATGCCGGTCGTGGCGCCGACCACCGTGGCAATGCCAGCCATGAGAGTCTTCAGCTCATCCGCCATCAGATCACCCCCGTGATTTCGAGATGGAATTGAGCGAGCAACTCGGCGATGTCCGGGTCCGGGGTGTTGGGAACCTGGAGCGTCATCTGCCCGAGCGGGGTCATGGCGCTTTGCCCTAGCACCGTCTTCTGCCGCATCCAGTAGCGCATCGACCACATCAGGCAGGCTTGGTGTACCTCGGGCGGCACCGCGGGCCAGCCGAACACGCCGGTCAGTTTGACATACTTGGGCTCACCGTGCACAAATGCCAGTTCGCTATTCCGAACGCGGTCGATGCGCCAGTAGGGTTCGCTCATCACCGCGGCGTTGTAGGGATACAGGTCATAGTCGTCTGTAGTCCACGTATCGGCATACGTGCGGTCCAAACCGGTATCGGTCGCTAGGGCTGAAACGCTCACCAGCGGAGTGACGTAGCATTGATCATCATAGGTCGGCGTGAAATAGCGCACTTCAGGCGCGGATGATTTCCAAAAGAACTGATTGCAGAAGTTATCGATGCCGCGGCTCGTGGCGTTGATGACATTCTCCAATTCGGTATCGTTGGTCGTATCGCCGATATTCAGGGCGTTGTTGGCCTTGATCTCTGCCAGCGTGATGTATCCATTGGTAATGGTCATAGCAAACCCTTTAGCGCCTTCTTTAGTTCCGGGCTCGGTCGCAGGATGATCGGCATCTTCCCGAATTGGAACATGCGGAAGATATGGATGCCCGGCCCCCACACCACGGAGGTGCCGACCCGCCCATATCCAATCACGAAAACAGCATCATTGGCTACTGGCATTTCATCCTAACGACCTCTCTAATGCACCACACAAACAACGTCGGGGTCGCCGCCACTGCGGTAAAACGTCCCGGTCTGATACCCTGCATTCGCTGCGGCGGTGTTGTTGGCGAATACGGGCAGGCTTTTTACAACCAGCCCACCGCTAGGGATAAGCAGGCCATCTGTGATACTGGCGCCGCCCTCGGTGATGGTCATCCTCTTGGGTAGTGTCATTCCAGACCAGCCGCTATTATCCAGATTCAGAACCATGTTTTTTCCGGTCACAGAGCCATCCTCCACGATGGTTGGCATCCCACCGCCCAGCCCCGACTGCCCATTGAAACCGCATATCACGATGTTGCCAGTCGCGCCCACATCCATCAGAATGCCTCCCAGCCCGATGGTCCCGCTTCCATCCCAGAAGGAATTGCCTTCGATCAGGTTATCCGCTGCATACGTCATTTTGATTGCATAGGGATAGCCGGTTACTTCGAATAGGTTGTCACGAATGACCAGCCCCTTAATAATGTTGGTGATCAGCCCGGTGCAATCGACCGCGGCGCTGGTAGCGTCCGCCGCGCCGCACGACAAATCCCACGTATTGCGAATGATAAAAACGTTGTTCGACCATGTGCGGCAGAACACACCGCGGCGCACTTTTCGGAAGTAGCAGCTTTCAATGATGGTGCCGTATCCCTGAAATCCATTATTGGCCGTCATTCCACGCGACGCCAGCAGACCACCCAACACGATTGCATCTTGTACGCAGGTCTGTGTATTCTGCGTTTCATCCCCGATTAAGGCGCAGTCCCGAATGATCAGGGCCGTGTTGGTGGTCTGTATGAATGGATTGGTGTCACCCGCCAGCCCGGTGGTAAAGTTGATGCCTTCAATCTTCAGCAGGCCCGCGCCGCGTGTGTCGATCTTCGCGGGTGCAGTCGTGGCGCGCATATCCAGGATAGTGCCCTTGTAGACCCCCGCGGTCATATCGCTGGCGCCCTGGCTGCCCAGGCCCATCAGCATGATGGGCGGCATCTTGCTTGCGCCGCTGTACGGCATGACGATTTGCGATGAAATCAGATAGGTCTTAGCGCCGAACAGCACCACCCCGCCATCCGCGTCATACGCGGCCTGTATCGCCGCCTGAACCGCGGCAGTATCGTCGGTCATCCCGTTCCCGGCCGCCCCGTACGCGTGTACATTGAAGACAGACGGCAGCGAATCAACCAGGTCGGCAAAATTCCCTTCCGTGGGAATATCGCCGGTATTGAAGTACGCTTTAAGGATTGCCGAGGTCTGTGCGGTCATGTGTAGGGTTATCCCCTTACCAGGAGGAGGAGCAGGTTTGCCGTCTTAGCAATAAAGTATAAATTTGCACCATTGAAACCCACATAAATGCCGCTGGTCGTCGCCAGCGGGTCGGTCGTGCTGGTCCAGTAGGCTTCACTTGTAAACGACGCGAATGCCGTGGCGTTGGGTAAGCTATTGGGCGCCTCAAAGGTCATCAGGCTAAATAACTCATCGGCGTTTGGGATGCGCCAATCGGTGTATCCCGCGAGGCTGGCTGCATTCGCCGCGGCGACATAAGGAAATATTCCCTCTGCCGTTCCTCCGCTGCCGGTGGTGGTGAATGGGATTTTTCCATCCGAGCCGGGCCCAACGCTTGCAGAACCGTGCCGGGACCACATCAGGCCGGTGTTGTTGTCGATCACGCAGGCATTGGTATGTGCGTCTGTTTTTGAGTTGATAGCGATGTTTGTATTGCCGGAATACTGCCCCGCAGTTAGAACGCTGTATGACCTGGCGATGCCGCGCTGATAAGTTCCGTCATCATTTGTGACATAGACGGTTGTCTGCCCGGTCTTCAGAAGGCCCGCGCCGCGCCCGAGTCCCGCCACCCCTTGCGATATGACATGTGAAAGTATGATCGGGCCGTCTGGCATGGCTTACTCCTTCAGGTCGTAGAACACGGCGAGTGTGCCAGTGGGGGTGCCGTCATTGTTCGAGCCCGCCTGGTACAGCTTCAAAAACCGCTGCCCGCGCACGTCGAAGCAGGCGGCGCGCTTTGCAGTCGCCGTGAATTGCACTTTGACGGCGCTGCCGGTGTAGGTACCTGCCGCGGATGACCAGTCGATCACCGGGAACTCGGTTGCCGATGTATCGCCTGCCACAAAGTAGGGCGTGATGTTGCAGCCCGTTTCGTCGCCCTTGGTGTAGCTTAGATAAACCGTGCAATAAGATGCACCTTCGCAATCAATCGTGCCGATGGCTGTCTCGGTCGTCTTGGCGATGACGGTCGCAGCTTGCAGGGAGGTGGATTTCTTGATCATTTGGCTTGCTCCAGTTCCGGGACTTCGGTGCCCGGCTCGCCGGTATTGCGAAACTCACCGGATTGGGTCCACATCATAAAATCCATGACGCTGGCCGGCACGTCGCCCACGATATGCCCGGCCACACACGAGCGGTCCACATGCCCGGCATAGCCCGCTTCCCTGGCTTTCTCGTGGAAGCGCCGATCTTCACCCCCGCCCATGTAGCCGTCCTGCTCAAACCACGGCGGTTCGATGGCCTGCAATACATCGCGGCGGATCAGCGTGCAGGCGGTCGAGGTGAACCCGACTTCCACCAGCGCATCCTCGGGCCTCGGGTCGATGACGAACGGCCCCATGCGAATCCATTCCGGGCGGTCCAGGTACCACTCGCGCGTGTCGATGATGCGGTGCGCCAGTTGCGTCTTGCCCTCGGGCGCGCTCCAGATGTGCGGGGTGTTGGGGGATTGGCGCATGAACAGCAGCGCCGATACGAGCGGCACATCCCACGACAGCAGGCGCTTCAACGTGCCGGGGTCGAACTGCACATCGTTGTGCGTGCTCCACAGGTAGTCGCAGTCCGTTTCGAGGAAGTGTTCGACTGCCTTGTTCCACGGCACCAACTTCTGATCGCTCTCGGTGTAGGTGCGCATGAAGCGGATCTCGTGGCAGCCTTCCGGGAGGTTATCGACCATCCTGGCATTCATCCAGGACAAGATGACATTCCAGCGCGGGGAATCGTAGGCGGGCACCCATTGGCAGATTTTCATGTAGACTTTCCGGGCCCGGGGATTGGCCGGGCCCTTCGAGTGTCTAGTAAACCGATACGGTCTCTTCTGCCAGGGCGGTCGCAGCCTTCACGAGGCGCGTGCCGTTGTACTTGGTGACGGTCACTGTGTGACCCACGCCCGAGCCTGAGAAAGCGCCCGAGATTTTGAGCCACGGCTTGTCCGGGTTGACACCCACGTCGATGACAGCGCAGGCATCCGAGATCAAGCCCGAGGAAGCGGCGGTCAGTTGCGCCAGCGGCTTCGAGGTGTACGTGCCGTTCGACGTGGCGCATTCCCACACACCCGCCGAGGCGAGCGAGCCAGGCGCTACCAGCAAGCCGAACGTGAAAACGAACCGGGCGCGGCCGTAGCCGACGAGCGATACAGCCGAGCCCACGATGGCACCCGAGCTGGAGGAAGTCACTACTGCAATCGCGACTTCAGCGATATCGTCAATCTTGCGTCCCATTGGTTATCTCCTTTGATGGGTTCCACGCATCACTTCATATTCTGGCAAGCCCTCACGGGCCGATGCGTATGGAATAGTCAGGCTGCCTTATTTGGCAACCAGGTAGTAGAAGGCTTCCTTCTGCAGCACGCCGCCGCCGCGATAGATGCTCGCGAACAGGCCGATCTGCCCGTTGGCCATGTACAGGTACGGGTTGCGCTGGACCATCATGCCGGGTTTCTCAACGACGCCGAAGAAGTTCCAGTTTCCGAAGATCACGGCGCGATTGGTTGCGCTGGCGTAGGACGGCATATCATCGCTGATATAGGCCGGGTAGCCGTTGAAGCCCTCATCTCCGAACGTGCCGGAGGTCTGTGGCCCGCCTGCATTGGGTGAGCGCACCGGGGTGGGGATGTAAGCGAAGTAGTTCGAGCTGGACAATCCCTTGGCATACCACTTGGTCGCATTCGCCATGAGATAGCCGCACTCGGCCGAGCCGGTGTTGTAGCCCGCGCCGAGCTGCCCGACCAGCGACACGAGGTCGCCGGGGACCAGCACGAGCGTGGTCGTGACGGTGTTGCCGGCAGTGGCAGCGCCCGAGGCGTTGATGCCCTGCGGCTCGCCGCCGCCCGTGCCTGTGGTGTAGATGGTGTTCTCTGTCACGGCTTCCGCGCGTGCGAGCGCACCCACCAGCCAGGCGTCAAAGTTCGTCTGCTGGAAATTGACGAACTCTTCCGACATCTTGATCAGCTTGGTGTACTTGTAGAGCACCAGGTCGACCTGGTTGACGGTCGGCTCGTTCTCGGTGTAGCTGTCCGCTTCAATCGTGCGGGTGAAGGCGGTCGCCGACGTGCTCTCGACCGGCACCAACAGGTGATCGGCGGGCGTCTGGAAATGCTGCACCGGGGCAATGCGCACCCACGAGGCAAGCTGGCGCTTGGCGATGATCTGAGAATACAGGATGTCAGGGACCAGGAAGCCGCCCGAGCCGCCCGTGGTGATGTTGAAGGCTGCCTTGGTATCCCAGCCGTCCGGCCGGATCAGCTCGCTGTTTTCCTGCCCGGTGCGCACCCACGTCTTGAAGGCGGTGACGCCCCCGTTGTTCTCTTCGGGCGTGCCGTTCGGGATGACGTTGAAGGCGGGCGCCTTGCGGTTCTTGATGATGTCATCCATCGCCTTCTTGTATCCGGCTTCCTCGGCTGCGGTCAGGGCAGCCTGTTTCTCACTTTCTGCCTTTTGAATTGCGTCGCGCTGGGCCAGCGCGTCCGCGACCGCCTTTTCAGTGGCGGCCTTGATCTCTTCTGCGTCCATGATTGATGTCTCCTTATGATTGACTGCTGTTTGAGCATCCGCATCGGTCAACGCCGCCTGGTCGGATGTAAGTGCCTTGAGGGTGGTTACACTGTTGCGAAATTCGGCTGGCGAGGGGGTGAGCGATGCTTCCCCGATCCACCAGCTCTTGATGTGCATGGCCTTGCCAGCCGGCTCGCGCTCCACGAGGTGAGAAAGCGCGCCGGATGACCAGCTTAGCTTGCCTTGCTGTGCCATGCGATAGATGGCTTTTTCGTATTCGTCGCGCAGGTTCAACTGCGCTTCGACCCACAGTCCAGCATCCTCGCGTTTGGTTGTGGCTTTCCCCAATACTTGCCGCTTCAGCGTGGCATCCTGGCCGTGGTTGTATAGAACGTCGAGAGTCTCAGGTGTATGAATCTCAGTGGCAGCGTCGAAATAATCCATCGTCAAATCGGGGTCAACTTTGGTTGTATAGCGCACGAGCAAGCCGCCCACCTTCCCGCCGCCCAAATCCTTCAACTCTGCGCCGAAGGCGATCAGCTCCTCGCTGTCCTGCTTGATCGCATTCGAGAGGGAGGCAACCACGTCGGCGCGCGTCAGGCTCTTGCCCTTATTGCGCCACATGCCCAAACACGCGGCGACGGCTTGCTCCTGCTTGTCGCCTTCTTTCACGCGCATGGGCACGCACACCTTCATGAAATCAGCCTGGTTGTCAAAATCGTTCGGGTTTGGCATATGCGCCTCGGAATTAAACGCAAAACGGCCACTGCCTTTCCTTTCGGATTGACAATGGCCGAGTCAACAGCTAACGGCTACGCGGGCGCAACGGCTCCGCTATTCAGTTACCAACATTCTAGCACAAAATCAAGACCTTAACAATGCCCTAGTTTTGGCAGTATCCCGCGGTATGTAGTACGTGCATTCTTCCGGGCGATGCTCAATAAATATTGGGCTTTTCCAACCGAAGGCCAGATTGACCTGCTGTGCCAGGTCGAGCATCGTCACCGGCTTATCACTGCCCACGTCATACGCCTCGCCATTCTGCCCCTCCAGCAAGATCGCCCACAACCAGCGGCCCATTGTCTCGCCGTGCATGTAGGAGCGCACGGTCGAGCCGTCGCCCCATATCTTGATCGGCGCGCCCGTTGCTGCCGCCTTGACGAATTGCGTGATGGCCTTGGTCTCATCCTTCAGGATGCCATCCCCATAAAAGGTGAACAGCCGCGCGATGACGACGTTCACATCTGTGGCCAGGCATTCGGCCTCATACACGCGCTTCAAGTCAGCATATTCTGTCTGCCGGTCGTACACCGCGCCCGAGGAGGCATACAGCACCCGGCCGCCGTAGCGGTGGGCATAGTTCAAGATAGCCGCGGGCGAGATGGGCGCCAGGTGCACATAGAAATCGGGGATGGGCCAGAAGCCGGTGGTGTACGCCTCCCGGTCCATGTAAGCACCCTGCACATCTGGCGGCTGCGTGCGGCGCATCCAGGTGCCGACAAACCCGGTGCCGCCCGAGATCAATACCCTACGAATAGAACTCATGGAGCGCTCCGATCACGTAATCTTGCATTTCCCGCGTCACACCCGGATAGACTCCGATCCACAGCCCCTGCTCGTGGATGCGGTTCGCCCCATCCAGCGCGCCGAGCACATGGTGCTCGATGTTGCGATAGGCGGGCTGCCGTAGCAGGTTGCCGCCCATGATCGGGCGATTGCCTATGCCTTTGCTGTCCAGAAAACGCGCCAGCCGATTCCTTTCACCCGATAGAAATGCAAACCCGAACCAGGAAGGTATACTATCTTTTGTTGGCTCGATGAATTCAAGCGGGAGCGCGTCCAGTTCAGCGCGATAATAACTCCAGTTATCCTTTCGACTGGCGATGAAATCCGGCAAACGTTCCAGTTGAGCCACCCCCGCGGCAGCCTGAAAGTCGCTTGCCGCCAGATGGTAGCCAATACGAGAATATGTGTACTTGTGATCGTAGTCGAGGTCATATCGCACTCCACAGGTATTATCCTCGCCCGGCTCGCACCAGCAATCCCGCCCCCAATCGCGCACGCTTTCGAGGATCTTCTTCAGCTTCGGCGAGTCAGTCAGCACCGCGCCGCCCTCGCCCATCGTCATGTGGTGCGCCGGGTAGAAGCTGTACGTGCTCATGATCCCCACCCTGCCCACCATGCGCCCGTGGATCGTGCTGCCGATTGCGTCGCAGCAATCTTCGATGATCGGGATGCGGTAAGAGGCGTAGTGTGTCAGGTCGATGGGGTTGCCGAGCGTGTGCGCCATGATGATGGCCCGTATCTCGCCGGGGTCGATGTCCACATTGATCGGGTTGAGTGTGCAGGGGTCGGCGTCCACAAACACGGGCGTCAGCCCGCGCTGGATGATTGGATTGACCGTCGTCGGGAAGCCCACCGCGCTGGTGAGCACCTTCGAGCCGGGCGGCAGTTCGATGGCGGACAGCGCCATCAGGTTGGCGGATGAGCCGCTATTGCACAGCACCGCCGAGCGCGCCCCCATGTACTGCGAGAAGCGCCGCTCGAATAGCGTGGTCCACGGCCCGCCGCCGTAGTGCTGTGAATTGGCGACAGCCGCGACATTCGCCGCCTCCTCCGCGCCCGTCACCTGGCCCGACACCGGCACTTTCATTCAGCCATCCCACCCCATGAGCTCATCCAGGTCGTCGATCTTGGGTGTCATATCCGCCATGTCGTCATTGACGAACGAGCCGTCATCCTGCATATGAGCCATCGCACGCGGATATTGCACCCAATCGGGGTCACACATCACCTCAACGATCTTGGGCGCGAAGTCGAAGCAGCGCCCGAACCTGTGCAAGTCCTTGCCTTCGAGCCGCTGGTAGACAAGCCTGTACCCGTCCGCGAGGTTCTCCAGTGGCGGCAGCGTCAGCCCCGACTTGGGATCGGCGCCCATCACGCGCCCGAAGCGCAGCTTCTGATTGTTGCGGATCGAGGCGTAGCCGTTGTTATTCAGCACAAAGAACGTGATCGGCAGGTTCAGCCGCCGGATGGTCTCCAGTTCCTGCGCGTTGAGCTGGAAGCCGCCGTCACCCGTCACGCAGATGGTGCGCCGGCCCGAGGCGACCGCCGAGCCGAGCGCCATCGGGATGTCCGCACCCATCGCGCCGATGGTGCACACGTTATGGATGCGCTGCCCAGCCTTGACCTTGAAGGATTGGAAAAAGGCGGTCGGCGCGTTGCCGGATGAGCCGATAGCGAACACATCGGAGGGGAGGCTGTGCTCCTCGATCAGGCGCATGAGCATGAACGGGTCGACATACTTGCCGCTGTCCGCGCCTTCCAGTTCGCCCCGGAAGCGGCAGTACAGCGCACGGCACCAGGCGAGCCAGTGGCCGTCCAAATGGTAAGGGTCTTCGTAGGGCGGTTGAAGGGAAGTCGATAAGTTTAGCGGGCTCACCTCCCACCCTTCCTCTTTCATCCGGGCGCATTCCATCAAGTCAACATCTGTAAACAACTTTCTTTTGGCGTTTGGAGCAAAACGGGAGTAGTTATAAAAAACCTGTTCCCCGTCCATGCGCGCGCCAAATACCCGGATTTCATCAGCCTTTTGCTGGACGATGTTGGCGGCGCGCTGCCCGAGGACCCCCGGCCGCCCGCAGAATGCCGGGTTATCCTCGGCAATCAGGTCCGCGCCCATCCAAGTTGTTAAAACTGGCATTCTCTGAGAACACAGAAAATCTATGAGTTTCTGATTTCCGCGGATGCCGTTGCCGATGATTACAACTGGTTTATACATTCGCCGCCTGCACATCCTGCGGCACATCCAGCCACACCGGGCCCATGCGCGGGTGCTTGACTGTGTTTATCAGCAGTTGCATCCAAGAATCTATACCGTTAGAGCTTTGTAGCATAATACTGTACTTAGTGATCGGAGTAACCATCGCAATCGTCGGCCCTTCCTGCGCGCCTCTGCTCCGCATCCCCGGCAGCGCCAGCCATTTCGTCATCACCTGCCCGGATATGAACAGCACCGGCACGCTATCGACCCACGCGGCGAGGCAGGGCGTCATGGCATTGGTCGCGCCCGGCCCGGATGTCACGAGGCACACGCCGAAGCCGTGTATCTGCGCATACCCCACCGCCGCATAACCCGCGCCCTGCTCGTGCAGGCAGACGACCGCGTGCAGCCCCGACTGCCCGAGCGCATCTACCAGGTGCGAGCAGCCGCCGCCGGGCAGGTAAAACACCGTGTCGCATTCCTGCGCGACACGCGCCCAAATTGCATCCGATACTCTCATATCTCGATCACCCTGTTCTTCAGCCCCATCTTCAGGATGTTGGCGATCAGGCGCCCGCCCTGCCCCTGGCAGATGATCAGGATGGGCGCGTCGTTGGTTGGCTTCTCCAGCACCGGCTTACCCATGAACGTCTTGCCGCGATAGGCGGGGTCGTTGTCGCAGAAGTCGAGCACATTCAGCCCCGCCTGGTCGATGATGTACCACAGGCGGTCGTTGAGCCCCCACACGTTGACCGGCTCTGTATAGGTTGCTAGCTTTGCCAGCGTGAGCGCCGCCGCGCCTTCGATGTGCTTGCGCGCCTCGCCCAGCAGATCGATGTGTTTGAACACGAACTGGAAGCAGGGCGCGCCATCCAGCTTGTAGCCGTGATGGTCGATCAGCTCGAAGTTCCAGCGGTGGGCCAGCTCGAGCATGGTCCTCACCGTGAAATGGTTGATGTGCTTGGTGTTGTAATCCAATATCGCCTTGCGCCACTCGCGCAGGATGCCCATTGCCTCGGGTATGTCCACGATCAGCGTGCCATCCTGCTTCAGCGCGCCCGATAGCCGGTTCATAATGTCGGGCAGGTCATAGACATGCTCGAGCACATGCGAGGCGTAGATCAAATCGAAGTCGCGCCCGAGGCTTTCGCCCGGCCCTTTGGCGAATGCGTTGAGATAACCCGCGGCGGTCAGGCGGTCCACCAGGATGCTCCTGCCGTCATCGCCCGCGCCGCCGAAGTCAAGCACGCGGGCAGACTTGTCGAGCATCCCCATCAGTCTCTCGGCGTCATTATTCAGCCGCTGAATATTGTCCGGCCCGTTGACGCCGTAGCCGTAGTACTGGCGATAGTAGGCATCCAGTGTGGATTGGGTGAAGTCGCCGTCACCGTAGATCATCCCGCACTCCAGGCAGTCGTACCACGTGATTTGATGGGGCAGCGGCCAGTAGTCCGGCACGTGGTAATCCATGCGGAAGGCTTCCGAGCGCAGGAACGATTCGCAAACCGGGCAGGATCTCATGGGCGCGGCCAATTCGGGAGCGCAACGCAGGCGGGCGCGTTGTTGTTGAATGCGTAACACACAATGCCGTTGTTTGTGTCGGTAAGACGCTGCCAACTTCCGTTGATGTGCTCCACTACCACTAGCGGGGCAGCTGCGCTAGATGGCCCGGCGTGCACCTGAACAGGACGCAATGCTATGGCAACAACCAAGCAAACTGCCGCTGTAATAATTCCAATCCATGCCCATCCGTATAGTTTCATTTCAGCCTTTCGATGTAGGTGCCCCGGTCTGCGTCGATGTTGTCCGGCAGCGCCTGCACATAGTCGCACGTGCCACAGGCTGCGAGCTCCGCGCGGTGCCCGAGCAGGTGTGTTAGTCTAAATCGTCGCAATCGCTCGCCGCGCCAGATGTCCAGAAGGTGCAAGTCGGCGGCGTTGCCGAGTTGGTGGGCGTGCTGCCAGTCGTCGTTGCATACGGAGATATCTCCGTTTGCGTTGACGGTGAGCATGTAGAGGATGAGCGGGCAGGCGACCTTCGGCGTGCGCGGCGAGCCGTCGAAGCTCTGTTCCGTTCCAAGTTTGAAGTCGTACGCGTCCGACGATGCCCATCCATGTAAACCCTCGATTGCGATGTAGTCGGTGATGTCCTGGAAGTCGTCGATAAACTTCTGCTTGTCCGCGTCACTCTGCCCGATGTCCGCAATCTTGGCGCTGATGCGAGTAGCCGTGCCCCGGCTTCGATGGTACAGATCCATAACGCCAAAACGATACTGTTCATAGTCAATCCTCACTCCCGCGATATCGTAGAAGCCCTGCGCGCTGGTCGCCTGCACGCTGACACCGATCATGTCCAGCCCGCAAGTGACAAGTTGCTCGTTCAACTCGGGCGTCAACAACTGCCCGTTGGTCTTCAGCCAGATGCGCTCCGATACATCCGCCGCCTTCAGCGCCCGCACCATATCGATAAAGCGCGGATGGATCAGACTCTCGCCGTCCTTGTACAGGTTGATCTGCTTCAGCCTGCGCGGGAAGGCGCGCATATCCTCGACGACTTTCGTGAACAGTTCCCACGCCATGAGCGTCGGTTTGCGCCCCACCTGGCGCAACAGGTCGGGGTGCCCGGTCGGGCAGTACTTGCAGCGGTAGTTGCAGGCGTTGGTGATTTCCACAAACATAGTCCAGGGGGATGGTAAGGGGACAGCATCTATTAGTCTTTCTGTTCTTTCACCGCGTAAGTCTTTAGCCTCAATTACCTGTGCCATCTTCCTCTCGCTTCCGTTGCCAATAAAGTCGCCGCGCTTGTCGCATCTTTTCTATTGTCTCGGGGCTGTGATGCTTTCCCTTATTCCATTGATTTCCAAGTTTTGCTATTGCTATTTTCTCTCTCGTCTCGGCTGAACGAGTGCGTCTATTAGCAGCCGTAAGTTTCGCGATTGTTTCTGGTGAACGTTTCTTCCCTAATTGTGCTGCACCTATCTTCGCCTTATGTTCCGCTGTATGTACGTGCCCCGTGCTTGCCTTCCTGAGTTTCTCTTTTGTCTCTTCAGAGAATTTTCTTCCCAACGATGAGCCTGCGACTTGCTGAATGTTGTAAGCGGGATTTAGTCCATCTATGAAATACTGCTCCAGCTCAATAAGTTCATCGGGCTTGCAATAAACAAGAACGCTGAACCGAAAACAATCCTCTCCATATTTATTCCACGCTCTTTGCAAATGTACATTGTTGGATTTGTTGTTTCGTAGATTGTGACGATGCACCGCCCATCTGCGGGCGATATATTTTGCCGATCCAATATACATCTTCCAATCGACCACGTTCTGTATCATATAAATTCCCGATTGTTTCATATCCCCATTGTACTACTTTCTTCTGTAATTACAATGTGCAATTATCCATTCTTTGCCATCCATCCGTTATCGACCGTGATGACCTGCCCGTACATCGCCGTCGATTGCACCAGGAACACGACCGCCGCGGCGATCTCTTGCGGGGTGCAGAAGCGCCCGCCGGGAGTGATGGCCTCCAGTTGCGCCCGCTTCTCAGGGGTGATGTAACTATCGGTCATGTCTGTCTGTGTCAGCCCCGGCGCGACCGCGTTCACGTGCACCTTCGGCGCCCATTCGATAGCTAAAGCGCGCGTGAGCCCCAGCAGCCCATGCTTGGCCGCCACGTAGCCCGCCACGTTGCGCGCGCCCTGGAATGCAGACGTCGAGAGGATATTGACGATGTGCCCGCCGTCGTGCGCCAGCATGTATTTGGCTGCCTGTTTCGATAGCTCGAACGGCGCGGTGAGCATGAGCGCCAGGTTGTGATCCCATTGCGTCGCCGGGTATTCGAGCGCAGGATGGAAGCACTGCTCACCTGCGTTGTTCACCAGGATGTCAATGCCGCCGCGCTCGTTGATGAACTTCTGGATTACGTCGTGCCGCTCGTGGCGCTGCGATAGATCAGCCGAGCGATAGCCAATCCCGGTGACTGAATAGCCCACATCCCCCAGCGCCTCGGCAATCGCCAGCCCGATGCCGCGCGTCCCGCCTGTGACCAGCGCACACTTCATCCCCCACCGGCTGCTCTCTCGCCATACTCGCGGTCTAAGATGATCAGCCCGTCCGGTCCAACGCGCCCGAGTTCCAGCAGGGCATCCACCAGCTCGCGCTCGCTGTTCGTCTGCTCGGCAATCGCCCACGAGTACAGGAACACATCGGTCTGCTCATCCTCTTCATCGTCGGATTGCTGCTCGATGGCCAGGATGGATTTGGTGTTCTCCTGCTCCAGTTGCAGCGCCGCCTGGAAGAACGGGATGGGATTGTCGCTGTTCATTTCGGGCGGGGCATCCAGCGCGGTTGAGACCGGCTTCTGATTGCGGTCGATGAGATACCCGGCAAAGCGCGCGGCGTGCGTCAATTCGTCCGCCGATGCCTTGCGCATCCAGGCTGCGAAGCCCGGCCAGTTGTACGCCTCCAAGCAGTTGGCGAAACTCTCATACACTGCCGCGTTCATCCGCTCTTTGTTGAACTGTTGTTGAAGAAGATCCATTGTCGTCATAATGACTCCTTCGCTTCAAGCATCTTTTTGATTTCATGAAGCAGGTCTATTATCTTCTGTTGTCTTATCTCAGTTTCTTGTTTCTCTGTCAGCTCGAAATGATTGTCAAGCCATGTTGCGGGCCCAAAGTATTTATTCAACACTTGGCAATAATGATCCGTTCCTGCCTCCCAATCTGCGCCACATGCTAAACACTTTCCCATTTCCTCCGCCTTTCTATGGTGCGGTATAGCTCATAATCTCGCTGATGGCTTCCTTGACGCCCTGGTTGAACGCCTCCAGCAAATCGGCATTGTGCCCGGTCAGGAACGTGGCGATATCGGACCACCCGCGCAGTTGTTGCATCCGGGTTTGCCCAGGCGAGCCCATGCTGTAATACATACTGACATCCTGCGTGATGACGGTCTGCGTCTTGCCCGAGCCCTTGAGCATGTAGTGGTCCTTGTTCGTGCGCGGGTAGGGGATCGTCCACGCGCCCGAGGCCATCATCGCATGTACGAAATTCGCCTGCCGCTGCGAGAAGAACCCGCCGGCCATCGCCCACGACAGGTAATTGTACGGCGCGGCTGCCACGTAGCGATTGAGCGCCTCCAACAACAACTTGTTGGCATACTCCACACCCAAGTCCTGCGCGTGCTTGGGTATCTTGTACAGCGCATACTTCACTTCCGTGTTGCCACGGATGGATAGGCGAAAGAAGTCAGGCATTATTCCGCCTTTTCAATTCCTGCTCAATTACCGCCTTAATTTCTTTGTTAGCAATTAGGCGCTCTTCGGTTGATTTGCCGTTGTATTCTGCAATGCCGTGCAATAATGCCACCTCGCAGACTTTGATATCCATCTCGGTCTCTGCGAGATCGTTCCGCAGTTCACTATCAGGAATTTCAGTTATGTTAGACACTCATCACCGCATTCAGTATCGTATCCAGCGCGTTCGGACTCTTGCGCTTCTCAGTGGGAACACGCGAGCAGTCGCAGCGCCAGCCGCCGCACGATAGCTTGTCATTTGGCGCGCCCTGAGTGTGCACGCCTGCTTCTTCCCATTCGCTCGCATAGGCGACGACGCCATTCAACGCTTCACAAGTGGGGCAGTGGTCCTCTGTTGAGCCGAGTTGCCATTCTTCCTTGCCGCCCGTGTTCAGCGCGATCTGGTGCATGGCGTCGTTGTATGCTTCATTCCAGCGGTTCGCCCACAGCACGGCGCGGTCGGTGGGCGCGCCGGTCTGGTCCACACGCGCATCCACGATGTCGTTGTAGAACGCCTGCACATAATCCTGCTGCGTGACCACTGCGTTCTGTTCGGCACTCAGCAGGTAGTCGGGCATGTCCAGCGCGTTGCCGTCATCGTGCCATGCCTGGGTATAGGCGTCATACAGTTGCCCCGAGATCAGCGAATACATGATCCCGATGAAATCGCCGCCCATGTTTCCGCTGTACACCTGCACGATCAGGTGCTCGACGGTCGCCTGGAAGAACTCCTGCGACTTGTAGGACGGGTCGAGGTTGAACACGAACGCCAGCGCGCGGCCGGTCAGATGCGGGCGCAGGTCGTAGCCCTTCATCAGCACAGCTTTATAGGTCAGGCGCACGATGTTCGACGTGTCTATCACTGCTTATCTGCCAGCCTGTTCAATGCCGCGGCAATCTCGAAGAAGCCAGCCGCGTCCACTTGCGGCCCTTCCGTGTCGATCTCGAACGCCTTCACAATGTCGAGCTCGTTCTGCACAGTCGCCAGCTTTGCGCGGATGGGCGCGGCGTACTCCTCGGGCAGCGCCTTGCATTCCCAATCCACGGGCAGCGCCTTGCCCTTGCGATAGAACCGCTTGGATGTCTCAAACCACAGCGCCACATCCTTTTGCATGTCGGGCGTCAGCGCGGCGGGCTTCTTCTCGGGCGGCTTCTGCGCGGTTGGTTGCGCTTGCTCGCCTTCCTGCGCGCCCTTTGGCTCTGCCTGGCCGGGAGGCAGTCCGGGGTTACGGCTCGGCGCGATGGGCAGCACCACCTCGGGCTTGTCGAAATCCTCATCCAGGTCTGCGTACTCGGTGCCCTCGGGCAGCTCGAAGCCCAGCATCTGCGCGCCGATGGATGGGCGCTGGCGCGCTTCCACCCATATCTTGAACGCGCCCATGCGCTGATTTTCGTCTTCCTGGAACGCGTCGATGGTCTCGGGTCTGAATTTCAGCTTCCAGCCCCAGCGGTCCAGCAGTTGCACGTTGAACGTGTCTTCAATCGTGCGATAGATTTGGATGAACTCGCCGCTCTCGTACCATGCCCTAAGCAGCACCACCATCTCGGTCGCATAGGATTTATCCGATGTGAAGATGCCCGAGGGAATGCCGAACGCCGCGGCGATGTCTTCCACCAGCTTGCCCTTGATCTCAGACACCACTGTTTTCATGTCCTCCAGCCCCGCGCCGATCTTGACCGCCGTGACCGCCTCGGCATTGACGATCTTGAACTTGGTCACGATGGGGTCGATGAAGTAGCGGTTCAGCCAGTTCTCGGTCTTCTCGCGGTCGGTGGGACTGGGCATCCCCTTCGCGCCGATCAGGTGCGGCGGGATGAAATTGCGCTCGCTGTTGGTCTTGATCGTGTTGTCCAGCGTCGATAGCGTTTGTGCCGCGACCAGCGCCTTGCCCAGCGGGTACTGCTTGGCCGGCCCGATCTCGATGTCGCTGTCAGGCAGCCAGAAGTACATGATCGGGCCGTCATATCCTTCGGTCTTCTCTTGCACCGCGTAAGTCATCTCCAGCAGCTTGTCATCCGGCACCCAGCCGTTATTGAACGCCTTGACGCACAGGGCGATCTCCTCGCGCGAGAGAGACTTGCGCGGTGGGGGATTGCCGGGCGCGGGCGTGATGGGGTAGTAGATGCCCGCGTTGCCGTAGTCGCTGGCGCGGCTGAACCATTGCAAGCCGTTGGTTGTGATCAGCGGAAGCACCGTGTGCGGCGCGATGTAGCGCAGGCGCAGCAGGTGCTGCTGGGAGGCGTCAGCAAACTCGGGAATGACGTATGCCTTGCCGCCACACAGACTGCTGGCCAGGTTGTAGATAAACCGCTTGGGGTCGGGCATCCCGCCCATCGTGTTCTGCCAGTCGGCGGATGAGTCGATCACCTTCGGCTTTCCAGACTTCTTACCATCCTTGCCCGTCGCTTCTTCCGTCTGCGTGGTCGATATGATCTCGAAGGGCAGCTCCGAGACTGCCGTGGCGGTCATCGTCACCGCCTTGCCGAGGAATGGGCTGATGCGCTTCATCAGGTTCATGGTCGAGTAGCCGCCCGCGCCGTTGGATGTGTCGCGCAGGAAGCCCTCCAGCCCGCCCCAGGGTGAAAAGTCGATATTCTTCAGGTTGTTGCGTTCATCGAGCCGCATGAGTGGGGATGAAGTCATTGCTGTCCTTTGCTGGTCATGAGGTCCACCATGTTTCCAGCATATCGCCCTCGTAGGCATAGCGCAGCGCGTCGATCAAGTGGTTGTTCTTATCCACCGGCACCGGCAGGCTGTTGCCTCCCGCGTCCTTCTTCCAGTGGTATTGCTGCAACTCGTTGCGCATGTTGATACAGGTCTTATCGATGACAATAGTCTTACCTTGCAGCCATTGGATGCCGAAGTGCACGCTGTCCTTGCCCTTCTTGGCGCCCGCCGCGCTCACCCCGTTGTTAGCCAGCTCGACAATCGACTTGGGCTCGGCGCTGTCACAAGTGACCGGATACTCCCCGACCGCCTCGACGATCTGCTTTGCCAGGTCGGGATTAGTCAGGCCAGTCTCGTAGATTTCTTTATAGACATAGATGGTCTCGCGCGCCGTGTCGTAGTGCGAGACTACCAGCGCAGCGGGGTCAGAGGCGAAGCCGAAATCCAGCCCATGCCGCGGATTGGTAAACTGGTCCGCCATATCCGCCAGGTCTTCCACTCGCCAGCGGGTGAATATGACATCACCAAGGATTCCCCAATTTCCAAGGGTATACACATTGTAGTAATACGAATCTTTCTCCTGCTCCAAATCTGCGCGGTCATCCAGAGTGAGAAAGCGGTTATCTTTGTAAGTCGTCTTAAGGATGGATAGCTCGGCATCGCTATGCTGGGTCTGGTCATTGGTCCACTCCAGTCGCTCGAAGTAGGTCGTGTAAATCCAGTGGGTTTGCAGAATCGGGTTGAACGTCAAATGCAGGCGCTTGGGCGTGTCCGCCTTCCCGCCGCGCTGCCGCTTTAACAGTTGCTTGATCGAGTCCTGCTCGGTCTCGGTCGCCTCTTCCACCCACACATCGGTGATGGCGCCCTTGGCCGGCGTGATGCTCTTCAGCTTCTCGACATCGTCCAGTCCGGCAAAGATGCACTGATAGCCGTTGGCGCAGGTGATGGTGCCATCGGTTTTGTTGATGCTGAACAGGCTGGCGACATTCCACTCGCCGATCACGCGCTGGATCTCCTGGCTCACGCTGCCGCGGATGGTGCGCCCGACCTGGCGGCACACCAGCCAGTTGCGCCCGCCCTGCATCAGGTCGATGACCACTTGCTGCGCCTTGAACTTGCTCTTGCCCGAGGATGAGCCGCCGTACAGGATCTGCACGCGCGCCATGTTCTTGAGCTGCGGCAGGTACACCGGGTTGAACACCCGCGGCGTGATCTTGACCGACACATCGGCCGGGGGTCTACTCGCTGTCGCTGTCTTCATCGCCTATGTCCACGGTAATCGTCTTGCCCGTTTCCAGGTTGATGGTCTGCGGCACCTTGCCGTACCGCCGCTCCAGCAGGTGGATCACTCCCTGCGGGTTCTTGCCCAGCAGCAGCCGGTTGAGCGCGACGCGCAGCTTTTCCATTTGCGCGCCCGAGGCGTCCGTGACCAGCTCGGCAAAGATGTCGTCCAGCAGGGCGTTGAGTTCAATCACGTTCTGCGGCGTCTTGTAGCCCTTGGGGTTGCCGCTCTGCCCCTTTTTCCAGCGCGAGTGTACCGGCGGCTTCTTATAGCCGACCGCGTAATCCTTGACCTTTCCCTGAGTTGCAGGGATTTTCTTAGGCTTAGGCTTTGGCATTCAGTCTCTTGATTTCGATGCCGGGGAACGCGATAGAAGCGCGCTCCATGATTACCGCCACATATTCGGGTGACTTCTCTATTACCAGAGCGCGCCGCCCGGATTGTTCAGCCCCGAGCAACGACCAACCAGCGCCGCCGAACGGGTCAAGCACAATATCCCCCTCCGCGCAGAATAGGCTTATCGCCCATGCAGCAAGCGCGGCTGGCTTCTGAGTTGGATGCCAACGCTTCTCGCGCTCACTGTCTCTAAGCATCCCGTTCCAGCGATGGGTAAACAGTTTCGCCGCTGAATCTGAGTTAGTCCACGCCAGTTCACAGTCGGCAAAATTTCCAGTTGTTTCTTTATTCCAGACAAGCCAGCAGGGGGATGGCGCGACGGCTTCACTGTAATAGTTCGCGCCCCACCACACTTGATAAGCATTTGGAAATTTCTCTTGAAATAAGACGACTGCGCGCTTCGCTGTTTCCGTGTCTTCATCCCCAATGATTACAGGATACTTTCCGGCATCGATCATGTGCGCGGCTCCGTCGGA